CAACAACTCTTGCAGCCGCAACAACGTTTCACTGAAATGAAGCGTGTTACGCCATCCGTGAACGGTGTTCAAGGAATCCCTGGAATGGAAGGTGGCTTTGTCGTTGCTACATACAACGGTGTTCCGATCATCCCTGCAAAGGATGTTCACGCACCATCTGGCGGTATTTCTCGCATCTATATGCTTGACACCGACTATATGTATTTCTGCACAGCAAAACCAACTCTCTACCATGAAAGTGGAATTGAAACTGGCGACCCATTCGGCATCAACCGTCTTGGTCAAGTTGGACTCTTCCACACAATGGGTGAACTTTGGCAACTCTTCTATGGCGCACACGGCAAGATCCGAGATCTTAGTGCATGAGGATAAAAAAAAATTGGAGATGATGAAACATGGCAAGCGCAAACATTACAGAAGCAAGCACAGCACTGGTATTTAGCCTCCCTATGTGGGCAGGTGTAGCAGAACAAGACAACACAGCATGGCTACAAACCCCGATTGGGTCAAATGCAGCCGTTGGTGCAATCCGAATGGGTTGTGTCGATGTTGCTGTTGTTTCAGCCGCTACTACGACCACATTGGATTTTGCTGATGCAAACACACCAACTGCGGTTACAGACCGATGCAACCCTGCTCAAATCCTATCCCTCCTTTCAGTTGTGAACACTTCTGATTCGGCTGCTGGTGATCTGGTGAACATTTCATTCACTGCTAACACGATCACCTTCGATAGCGATACTGGCGGAGATGGCGACACCCACCGATTGACTTTCCTATACCGAGAAACCCTCGCTTGAGGTGATCCCTAATGGGAATTAAGGTTGAATACGTGGGTTCACGTTCATACACCGAATTCCGATATGGCGACAAGTCTATTGGCTTTGCACGTGGAATGATTCGAGAACTTGACGATGCAGCAGAACCAACAATTCGCCAACTGGTGGATAATGGATCTACAATGTGGAAAATCGTTGATGATAAGCCAACTCAATCAGATGCTATGAAATCAGTGATCGAGCCAACTGTTGAAAAAACAGTTGAATCTACTGTTGAAGAAGTAGAGGTTGATTACACGGCACTATCAAGAGCCAAATTGATGGCACTATGCAAAGAACGTAGAATCGCTGTGAAGAACACTTCAAAGAAGGCTGATCTGGTTGCTCTACTAACCGCATAGGGGGAGTAGAACATGACCAATAACGAACAGGCATTAAACGATGGCGACTTCTATTTGAGTCGTTGCCGTGTCAATCGCCACGTTATTACGATCACAGGCGGTGTTTCTGAAACTGTTCGATTGAACGGCAAGGTTTCAAAAATCGTTATTGATGCAACACAATCAGCATATTTGCCTCCCGCATCAGGCAACATTGGTCGTTTTCAGATGTTTATGGATGTAGAAGATGGGGATGGAACTGAACTGCATTACTTTGACCAAATTACGGGATTGAACTATTCTGGAACTGGATCAAATGAAGTCATTTACCTGGAGGTATCTCAAGGTGCAAATCAAGGAACTGCAAATGCACAAAACGGTATGCACTTTTCTGTATCAGCACCATCCACAGCATCAAACGGTGGTGGAACGATCACAGAACCCGCTTCATGGAACGGTCTTGTATGTGGTCAAGTTCGAGTTACCTGTGATTTAGCAGCACCAAACGCATTGAATCCAGCATCAACAATACGAGTGATAATCTATCTCGAATAGCCGAATTAACACAAAAGGAATATAAAAGAAAACCTACTGAGGAATAAATATGGCATTGACAGTCACACAACCACGAAGGCAATCAGTTAGCGGTAGTTCAATTACCGTTCATCTTGAAATTACTCCAGATTCATCTTTCGCTTCAGGCGGAGAAGATCTCGATCTATCTACATACGTTCCAATCGTTGAAACCGTAACACTTGACGGTGGCAACACAGGTTATGTTTGGCAATACGATCACACCAACAAAAAGTTGGATTGCTTTGAAGCGGGTGCTGATGGCGCACCTTTGGATGCAGTAAGCGGTGCAGACCTATCTACTCATACTGTTCGTGTAACTGTAACAGGCCGACGAGCATGAGGGGGGATTCCCCATGCCACGTCTTGAAGTCGGTGACATTGACCTTGAAACTTCTTTAGAGATAAAGAAGCGTAGGAACTCTCGAATGTTCGAGATGATGACATCAAACGGATCTATCGCTGAGGATGATACGCCTTTCAGCAAAGAAAATATGTTGAGAGCGCAATCTCGTTTTGTGAAGATCGATAAGAATGCATCAAAAGACATTCAGAACATTGGATCGGGAACACGTTGTTTAGAATGTGGCCTACTCCATTTTTGTTGGACTCCAAACTGTGCCGTGTGTGGTGCGGCTATGTATTTTAATTTAGGAGGACACCATCAATGAAAGATTACAACCCGCAAAAAAGACCAAAAGACGATGATGAACCTTATTCATCAGCCCCAAATCCAAAGAGTCCTTATGATCATCCTCCAAAAAGAAATCCAGACTATGTAAAAGAAATGATGAAAAGACCGAACCCAAAAGACGAGGAATTGAAAAAATCGTTTGCTATTGCATGGGATGATCTCATCAAGTTCGGTGATTGCCCCGTTTGTCATGGCGATCCTATGGCTTGTCCTGAACCAGATAAGCCAGCAAGTCTATGTTCACGTCGAAGGAATGCAATCAAACATATGCGTAGAGGTCGAGGCTCAATCCGCATTCCTGAATAAAGCGGAGGAAGTTAATGCCACAGATCTTCAATCCAGGTCATAGACCCAGTGCGCCTCTATTCCCTGATGAGTTGGTCTATTGCAGCGTTGATGATGTTGCCAACTTTTTGCAGTTACCTTTGCCCGATCCAGTTGCTTTGTCTGATAATTCATCAATTGTAAGCACCGAATTGAAGTTGCCCGTTACTGGTGCAAATTATCGTCGCTGGAAAATTGAAGCGCAAACATCAATCACCGTTTATGATGACAACGATGCTTTAGGAAAAACCTACACTGTGTCAAGGGTTGAAAGTGCGGGTGGAGGCAACGTCAATGTCGTTGTTACAGCGATAGGTGCTGAATCATTCACAACAGCCGCTAATGCAAACATACAGATCAATAGTGCTTTGACCAATAGCAAAGAGCGTGGGCTTACAAAATCACAGGTTGAAAGTCTGATCCGTGAAAAACAGGATTACATAGATACGGTTTGCCGTATGGCATGGAGGCCACATCTTGTTGCTGATGAATACCAAAACTTCACCACATTCAAGCCATATCGAAGGAGATACTATACAGATTACGTTGGGGCGGTCTATTTGAGAAACCGTTCAGTTCAGCGTATTCTACGGCTTTCAGTGTGGCAAGGCGACAAATACCGAGAGTTGGGTTCATCTGTTATCAAAATTGCCGTTAAGTCTGTTGAGATGGGGGCGAATGATGCGTTGTATCTATGCCCAGGTGTCGCACATACGGCTACCTTAGATCGTGGAAAGAACTCTCATCATTGGGATGGGGATTTTGGAGATAAGACAACTGCACAAAACATTGCGAATCTGATCAACAAAGACACGGCAACCAGCCGTAGCAGCGTATCGATAGGAAATCTCAAAGAAAATCAAAAGAGTTTGCACGTGCATGATGAGTTCTTAGCAACCGCCAATAGCGATGAGGGAGATGGAGTCGTCATGCTATCGTCTATGCGTTCAACCGAAGAGGGAGAGGACATCACCATCGCTACAAATAATCCCAATGCTTTCGAGTTTTCATTGGGTCATAATCCTTCAAGCAAAATCACAGGCGTTAGTGGCTCAACGTTCACGGTAAGTGATGCGAGTTCTTTCACCAAGCGTGAAGGACTGGTGTTTTACACAACAGGAGGCACGACCTATGTTGCACGATGCACCCGTAGCGATAACACCTTTACGATCCAAGATGAATTGGTTGCAGGTTTTGAAACAAACCTCGCCACCGATATTGAAGTCAAGCAACTGAGGTTGAAAACCGATGTCATAGATGAAGCACGTCAAAAGGATTGGTGGTCAATGGAGGACAACGGGGCAATCATGTTCAACAACCAATACCCCTTCTATGAGAACCATTCTTTGAAGGTATCTTACATCTATGGTGAGCGATATTTGGATAAGGTAATCAAAGAGGCTTGTATCAAGTTGGTTTGTATGGATATTTACCTCACGGATGATTACACAGTATTGTTTCCAGAAGGAACGAGCAACATCGATCTAAACGCTAAGGTTCAGAAGTTGGATGAAGAAGTTAAACGTATGCTGATTCCATATCAAGAGTCGATTATTGTTGCGGGAATGGGTGGTTGAATGCTCTACAAATTCATGGAGGATTTGACCGAAGATCTGGCAAAGGCTTTTCGAGATGTTGAGAATTCGACACAAGCCGCAATAAATGGCGAAAAGGGGTATCGTGATAATCTCGTTGAGCGAGAAAAGATGATGGCTGAGGCTGATGGTGAAGAGATGTCAGAAGAAGATCTCGATCAGGTTATTGCCGTTCAAGTTCAAGTAAGCCCTTTTAGGTCAAAGGTAGATGAAGATCTTCAAAGGGTCAAGAAGGTGATGAGCAATGGCTAAGGATGCTTTGCTTGCTATTCGGGATCTGTTGGATTCTGATTGGAACATATCGCCAAAGCCGTCTATTGAGGACATCACCGTATTGGATCGTGGTGAAGGTAAGAGAACCCGATTACAGGATCATGATGTTATCCGTTTGTTTGAAACGGCTCACAACGAAGCACAGCCTGAATTGCTGTTTGATTTTGTGAACATAAACGTCAATCTCACAATCGACATACGGACTGTCAAGAGCCGTGAACGATTAGGACAATTGCGTGATGAGGTTCGGAGAATACTTCATAAGCACAGAAAGGGCAACAATAATGACTTTGATAGGGTTATCTTCAAGACGAGAACCGATTTGTCTGATCGTAGCAAGAGGTTCTTTCGATATACAATGCAAGCCGAAGTAGTCACTTTTGCAGATCCGTTAGAAACAATAACATGAGGAATGAAAGATGGTTGGAACGATTTTCAAGGGTGACGTAGCCGAAGTGTCTTGGGGCAAAGAAACAGGATTGATGGTTACTGGGACAGGATCGGCAACTGGATTTACACACACTTCAACATCTGATGGTTCGAGTGTCATTACGGTTGGAACAGCAACATATTGGCACACAGGATCGGGAACTGATGTAGAGATTCCAGATAATGCACTTGTTGGCTGTATTCTCCGCATTACAGGCGGAGGCAACTTTGCATCTGATGATTACGCATCAACACGTCGAGCATACTACATTACTGCAAATGATACTACAAACGGAACAATCACCGTTCAACCCGCACTGGTAACTGGAACATCAACAGATGGGACAACAGACGATGTTTTGACTCTTGATTCGCTACGTTGCCCAACCTTTGAATCAGCCATGACCGATACGGCACAACAGGTCAAGACCGATCAGTTCTTTGGACTTCTTGACAACTTCTCCCTCCCTGAGCCTGAGATTGATGTTCGCAAGCAACACATCGTCGGCATGGGTCGTGATGTCAATGTTCTCACAAGTGGTCGTGAAACCCTTGCTGGTGGTTCTTTCACCCTCAACGCCCACACCCTGCGCTGGATGAAATATGCGCTTGGAGGACACGTAGCAAAGAGCAAGGGGGAGTTTTGCACTATCGCAGCAGGACCCGCCCCAACCGATTCTGAACTCCCCCTCAACATCAAAGCCGCAACCGCAACATATCAAGCACAACAATTTGGAACTGCTGATACCGATACCTTGACCGCAGTTTCAACAAGTGCATTGACAGGAACAAGCAGTTTGGTTGTTGGTGATCATATCATCATTGGGGCAAAAAGCCAACTTGGTTCATCAGGAACAATCGTTCTCACCCACGCACCAACCGACACGCATGAGGTCGTTGATGGCACAAACGGTGGCATTTTCAAAACCATGAGTTCAACAGGCGAGGTGCTTTATGGATCTTTTACGGGCGTTGTAGCCAACGCCCTTACTGGTTGCGCTGATATTGATGTTGGCGCAGAACTTCGTGGGAGAGTCGCAGATATTCCAGTTTATACCCTTGCGCCCCTCCAATCCGCCATTGCTCGACGTGATGTGCGAGTTCATCTTGGTGCAACAATCGCCCCAAAGTTCGCAGTTGGCGACTACATTCAAATCATGGATAAGGACACGCACTCTATTCCTGGTCAAGACGATACATTGCCAACGGTGTTCAAGAATGAAATCCGCAGGGTCATTGCAGTTGATGGCTCAGGTGGCTACGTTTATGTTGAAGAACCATTCTTCTTTGCACATTCTGTTGGATCGGCTGGTGTTGAAAGA